TATCGTCTGGTAAAAAGACAAAAATTTTCATGGTGAGTACCCCGAACGGGTCAGGTAATAAATTTTACGAAATATATTCTGGTGCTGAAAAAGAAACAAATGGTTGGCATGCCGAAAGAATTGACTGGTGGGATGTCCCGGGAAGAGGTGAAAAATGGCGCAAACAAATGGTAGCCGCTCTAGGATCTGATGAAGCATTTCAACAAGAGTTTGGTAACACGTTTCTTGATGCTGGTAACTCAGCTGTAGGTGCTTCGGTTATCGAGAGGTTTAAAGAAAATAAAAAACCTGCTATACATACAAGTAATGAAGGTGCGTACAAAGTTTTTGAAGTACCAGATATTAATAAACTCTATGCAATTGGAGTTGACGTGGGTGAAGGTATTGGCCGAGCCGCTTCAGTAGCACAAGTAATGGATATTACCGATCTTACAGATATAAGACAAGTCGCTGTTTACGGAACTAATGTTGTTGAGCCTTATCATTACGCTAACAATTTAGTTAATCTTTGTTCACAGTGGGGTAATCCACCTTTACTTGTAGAAAGAAATAATTGTGGCGCACAAATTATCGATGCTCTTTTTCATAAACACATGTACGAAAGAATTGTATCATGTTCAAAATTAGCTAATACAGGATCCTTTTCTAACACAAGACACCTAGGAATTCTTTCCCATAATAATTTACGTTTTGCAGGAGTAGCAAATATGCGTTATTGGGTAAACTTTTTACAAACAGTACACATTAACGACTTGGATACAATTAAAGAATTTGAAACTTTTATTCGTTACCCAAATGGCACATACAGAAAAAAGAATGACTTATTTTATGATGATAGAATTATGTCCCTTGTTTGGGCTTTGTTTATATTAGAACCAGAAATTTGTCAACAACATTTTAATATTGAAGAATTTGATGATCAAAATAAACCTTTAAGAATCGCTAGTAATGATTACTATACTGCTGACCCAAGTCTCTATAAAATAAAAGACTTAAATAATAGTAACAACATTATGACATTAGGTAATACTGATCTTGAACAAAAATATACATCTTTAGTTACAGAAGGAAAACTAGAAAAAATGTATAGTAATTCAGATGTAGATGATTTAATGTCCCAGGGTTGGAAACCAATATAATATGCCAGACAACGACCTTTGCGAGACACCACAACCCACCCAGCAATCAGTTCTTAATAGACCCGGTAAAGATAAGTTTATACTTGTTTTAAATTTACCTCAGGTTTTAAGAAAACAATCTTTAGCAGATGACCTTATTAATATAGATCCTTTACAAATTAGTATATTCGGTACTATAGTGCCTGATGTAGCAGTATCCTCTAATGAAGTAAGATTTGGTGGACAATCGTACAATGTATCTTCATATGCTCGACCAAATTATCAACCACTAACCGTCAATTTTGTTGTTGATAATAAGTTCAAAAATTATTGGATTTTGTGGAAATGGCTATCAATTTTAAACGACCCCAAATCAAGCTATTACACCGGTACAGACCCAAAGATTGAAACTTGGAAAGATCGTGTTGAAAGTGGTATAGTAACTGAGTACCAAACAAACTTTTCTGTTATTGGACTAAATGAATATAACCAGAGATCTGTTGAATTTGTTTATTATAACACCTTTATTACAAATATCGGTGGTATAAATTATGATTACAATGATACTGAATTAATAAAATCTACAGCTACTTTTCAATTCTCTCAACTTGATGTAAATCTTCTTTCATAAAAAAATACCATAAAAAGCATAAATAATAATACAAGATTATGGCACGAGCAATTAATTCACCAGGTGTACAGATTACAGAGACAGATTTATCTAACTACCAGCAAACTGGCGGAGGAACAACTGTGTTTGTTCCGGGTTTTGCCTCTCAGGGTCCAACCGACGAAGTACTTTTAGTAACTACTGCTGCAGAATTAGATCAAATCTATGGAACCCCAGGTACTCCTGCAGAAAGATATTTTTATTATACTTGCAGAGAGGTATTAAATTCTCCAGCTACCCTACTAACAACAAGACTGCCATACGGATCTGGTTCAGGTGAAGGTTTTACAGATAGTTATGGAGCTCTTTTTTACCCTGTAGCCTCCAGTGACAGCGGCTTTAGTATTGGTCAACCCGTACATAAAACTCTCAGTCAAACAACTTATAATAACCTCGTTCAAAACAATTTTTCATGGAGTTCTATTAGTACAACAACAACTGCAGCATCATTCGACGGAACAACAGCAGATGCAGGTATTGTTATTCTTAATTCATCTCAAACAACTCAAAACGAATTTTTTGAAGGTTATTATGTATCAATAGCAGATAACACTGATTTCGGTCCAAATTCTAATTTCACATCAGTTGTTTCCATGAGTGGTTTAATAGGTACAGATGCATACACACCTGTACCTCTCAATAAATTACAATTCACCCTTTCAGCTACACAAGCACAAGTAAATTCAAATTCAATTTCAGAAGTTATTGAATCGATTCCTACATATAATTTCGGTGATACATACTACAGCGATTCAGTAATACTCAATGTCTGGAAAGTTCGTAACTCAATATACGAGCCTCAATCTCTTGTATATTCTCTTGCTGAAACCCACATTGGTTCACTTGATAGTGATAAAAAGACCGTTGCCGAAATCGGCGGCACATTAAAATCTTTCTATATTGAAGATCTCGTAAATAATAGTTCTTCTAACTTAAAAGTGTATATTAACCCTGCAATTTCAAAAAACACTAATTGGGTATCCTTAACTTCAAATAATCCAAGTAAGAATGTTACAGTAAATAGTAACAACAAAGCAATATACGCAACCGGTACTTTTATACCTACATATCAAAACAGTGCAGCTAAGCGAGTCGGTAACATTGTTCAAAAATCTGAAAGAGCCTTATCTTTAGTTGAAACACCTGAAACAATCTTTATTGATGTAATCGTTGATGGCGGTCTTTCAACAATACATGCAACCGTAGCTGGAGATACAGCACTATTTGACGATAAGACTTTTATTAATGTTTCAACATTATTAAACTCCGAAACCTCTACTACAGCAACTCGTTGGAGAAATATTTTCAATGTATTCAACAGCTTTGCTCAAAATACCCGTAAAGATTGTGTATACCTTGCTGATCCATTAAGACATATATTCGTTAACGGTGCTGATACTAAAACCTTATCGGTAAGAGGTAATACATTCTCAACTAACATTTACACACCCCTTAAGAATTTATTCAGTACAATTAATTCTAACTATGCAGCAACTTATGCAAACTGGGTAAAACAGTATGATGCTTTCTCAGATACATTCGTATGGTTACCACCTTCAGGTTACGTAGCAGCAGTCTTTGCACGTACTGATACAAATGCACAGCCTTGGATTGCTCCAGCCGGTCTCAATCGTGGTATTATAAACAATATTGTCGATCTTGGATTTAATCCAAATCAAAAGCAGAGAGACTTCTTATACACTATCTCCCTTAACCCTATTGTATCTTTCCCAGGAGACGGGTTTGCAGTTTTTGGTCAAAAGACACTACAAAATAAACCATCCGCATTTGACAGAATTAACGTACGCCGTTTGTTTTTAACTCTTGAAAGAGCTACACAACAAGCATTAAAGTACTTCGTGTTCGAGCCAAATACAGAATTTACACGTACAAGACTTAGAAACTCTATTGTACCTATTTTTGAATTAGCTAAAAACACAGAAGGTCTTTACGACTACCTAATTGTTTGCGATGAAAGAAACAACACACCAGATGTTATCGATCGAAATGAGGTAGCAGTAGATATCTACATTAAGCCAGTTAAGGCTGCAGAATTTATCTTAGTGAACTTTATTGCAACCAGAACTGGTCAAAACTTCCAAGAATTAATCTAATAAGTATTTACATATGGCACAAAATATAACAGACTTCTATAGAACAGTACAACAGAATGACTTTGCACGTCAATTTCAATTCAGAGTTGTACAGTTAGCAAATACAAACTTCAGTGAAGATCAGTTTGTATACCTAGAAACAGCCTCTCTACCTGGCCGCACAATTAACAACGTACCTGTACCTTTTATGGGTCTGCAGTTCAACGTACCAGGTACAGCTTCATACCCTGGCTCGGATAATTACGCTGTAACATTCCGCTGTGATCAAAACTATAATATTCGTGCCGTATTAGAGAACGCTACATTTAACACATTTGATGATGGTACTTCTTCTGGTGATTATAACATCGCTAGAAACTCATCTGTTATTACATTAAATCTTCTCGGTAAAGGTGGATCAACTGTTCGTCAGTATACCCTTTATGGTGCTTACGTAACTTCAGTTGGAGATATCGGGTACAATCTTGGGGATAATGGTACAATTGTAACAGTTCCAACCACACTCGCATATCAGTACTGGAGAGTAACAAGTACTAACGAGGACGCAGTTCCTACTACAACTACTACAGTAAACGCTAACCGATAAAGGTAAATTTAGCAATAAGTAATATTGCTATATGGCTAAACCTGAACTAGCTGGTCAAATACCCTTTTTCTTAGAAAACTTTTTAAGTAGACCTGCTAGCGCTCTACCTAAAGGTGCTCAGTGGGTTTTAGTATTTGAAGGAGCATTTAGTCCTACTACCGGTAGACCTGATTATCCAGAAGTACTACCAGTAAGAGCTATAAAAAAAGGTATTCGTCTTGAGCCGAGAAAGTTTAATATAGACGAGGCTATCGATACAACTCTTATAAAAGATTACCAAGAGACAAAGGGTTGTTTGTTCGCTCAAGCCGTGCAAGTACCTGGTGATAGTTATGTTGCTAACCCTGAAGGCATACAACAAAACGGGTATATAAGATCTTATATTGGGGGAGGTCGAAACGCATTCGAAACTTTAAGTATATCTTTTTTAGAGACAAATGTTAGTTTTGTAGAAAATGTTATTAGGCCTTGGGTTATAGCTACATCTCATCTCGGTATGATAGCTCGTTCAGGAGCTGATAACTATCGATGCAATATAACTATTTATAAATTAGGCGTTATATCTCCTTCAGAGACTCCACACGTACTTCAAAAATTTACATTTTACGGTGTCTGTCCCACAGGTGTTTCAGGAGAAGAGTATAATTATACTCAAACCTCGTCCCCGGTTAATAGAGAAGCTACATTTACATTTCATTACTATAGTAGTGAATCATCTCCAGGTAACACATCCATTACTAACAACGGTTCAAATATACCAGTACCTTTAAGCACTGAAGATAAAAATGTAACAGTTCAAGCACCATAATAACCCTGGTTTATTTTTATTTTAAACCATAAATGTTATAATGGATTCAAATTTTGTTAATAATGCAATCGTTAACAAAGATAATATCTTTTACAAAGAGCTAAAAGTAAAGCACCTCAAAACTATTTACAAATGTTTGTTTGGAGACGATCCTAATACTAATGTTGTCATAAGAAATTTAAACAACATACTCTGTGAACTCACTTCTTTACCTCTTAGTAAAATAGAAGCTTTAAATTTTGTCGATTACTTTTTGCTGCTTTTTGAGCTGAGATGTACTAGCATTGGTAATATAATTTCAGCTGAGTTACCAGAAACCCCGAACTATAAACTACAAATAAACATTTATAAGTTCACAGAGGCTTTAGAAAAAATTAAAACAAATGAATTATTAGCAGTAGACTCTATTGACAATATTAAAATACATTATCGTCTGCCTACACTTTTAGAAGTTAATAAGCTTATTGAAAATAATACCGTAGAAGATATCTATATAACACTCTTAGATAAAATAGTAATTAAAGATATTGAAATAGACTTAAAACAGCTCGACAAAAAGAGTATCATAACTATACTGGAAAAATTACCCGCTAAAATTACTTATACAATTGCAAACAAAGCCTATATTGTTTTAGACAAGTTTAACGAAATTAACTTACTTTCGTATATACCAGAAATGGTTGAAAGGTGTTTATATTTTAATTTTAATATAAAAAATCTAATATTACTTTTAAAATTACTATTCGGTGACCAGCTACTATCACTTTATGAGAATATATTTGCTCTTTGTAAAATGGGCAACTTCACACCTGAGTATATTGAAAACTGTACCCCTGGTGAGTATCTATTATTCCATAAAAAACTCGAACAAATACGTTCACAACAAACAGCCCCTATACAATCTAGCAATTTAAATATAAACACCAACAGTAATTTTGATGATATAAATCCTTATAACTCTCCAGATTTACCTCCTATTACTTCCCGATCTGAGTTTACACCTTAAGATTGATTAAAAGATATTAAATGATAAATACAAATATATGAGCACCCCAGCTCCAGACATTAATGATATTTTAAAACTGTTAAAAGACTTTGAAACCTCTCATAGTTATACTGTCTATGCTCCGTCTCTTGAAAAAGAACTAACCTACAAACAGCTCACTACCCAACAGCTTAAATCCCTTTATAAAACCTCTATTAATACTAATCTTTTAAATTTAGAATTTAATCAGGTTCTTAATAATATCTTAAAAGAAAACTGTTTAGAGAAGGAAATAGATGCAAGTAAGCTAACAGTCTATGATAAACTTTTGTTTTTTATTAAAACAAGAATTGAATGTATCTCATCCGAAATTAAATTTAATTTAACTCAAGACGAAATTGATGCTTTTAATTTTGCAGAAAATAGTGTAACTGTTGATATTAAAGAACATTTACAAAAATTCTTAGATAAGAAATATCAGTTTACTAAAGAGACTTTCACTGTAAACGACAGTCAAATTATATGTGAGCTACCTAATTTGGAAATAGATAGTAAATTTGAAAATGATCTAAACACTGCAACGATTTCAGATACCACTACAGACAATTTTGCAAATATTGTAGGAGATACCTTTATTAACGAAGTAACAAAATATATATCTGCTATTAGAATTAATAACACTGATATAGATTTATTAGCTTGTGATTTTAAAACAAGAATAGAAATTATTAAAGCTTGTCCAGCATCTCTTATTAAGAATGCTTTAAACTATATTGAAGCATATAAACAAAAAATAAGTGAGTTATTAATTGTTAATATTCAAGCTAATAAAGATATAGTTTTAACTAAAGAAATACCCTACGACGCCTCGTTTTATAATGTATAAATAGTTCTCTTCTTAAATATATAAGAAGATGGAACAGTTAAGTTTGACTGCAAATACTAAAGATTCTTTAGCCAGAATCTTAATAGGTCAGTTTGATATTTTAATATCAGAATATCCTCGTTTAGCCGAAGAGATATCTACAAGAGCTGCAGCTATTGAAGAGAAAAAGTCTCTAAGCCTTAAAGGCTTACAATCAGCTTTTAAAAAATCAGGTCTTATAGGTAAGGGTGGAGTATTCAGCTTATTAACAAAAGCTTTTTTAAAAAAACCTTCTACGACCGGTATATCCCCTACAGGTATAGAAAATAAAGGAACAGGACTAACCCCTGATATTATTTCGACTCTACCTGCTGTTACACCTTTGCGTCAAGCACCTACTGATACTACAAAGAAAAAAGAACAAGACCTTTTACAAGAAACACAAAAAGCAATACCTGTAGAATTTGCAGGTTTTACCTATGAAGGTGAAGCCGACTTTAAACGGGTATTACCTCCTCTGTTTGAAGATAT